ATTTTCAGTGAGAGCGGACGCTCCCGATATTCCTGTTACTAGATTTGCCATAATTTAATTATACATTTTAAAACTTTATTTTGTTTTAGAAAGGTAGTGTCTTACAATAGCTTTTTTGCGACCTTAACAGGTATTATTTTTCCTTTTGCTGGGTCTACCGCACCAACAGGGTTTTTGCTTTGTAATGGGTCAGCAGTTTCTCGCACAACATACGCCAGTTTATTCGCAATAATTGGAACAAATTACGGGGCTGGAAATGGTACGACTACATTTAATTTACCTGATTTTTTAGGTAAAATCCCCGTTGGAAAGTCGACTGACACTGAATTTAACGCACTCGGAAAGACAGGCGGAGAGAAAAGTCATAAACTTACTACAACGGAAATGCCAGTCCACGCCCATAGTTTTAACAGTGGGGCTGATACCTATGGTTTTGCTAGAATGTCGGCACAAGCAAACCAATATTTGGCTGGGAGTGGCTCAACGAGAATTAAAGAGGATTACACTACTATTGCCAACGCTGGGGGCGACGGTAACCACAATAATATTCAACCTTACAACACCGTAAATTATATAATTAAGTTTTAATGATATAATTTATCGTAATATACGGCTGAATATTGTTGTGTGCTAGACCACTACCAGTATTTTCCATAACACCACCATTACCTCTCATTGGTGGGTTTGGTCTATCAGTAGCACCAGCCTGAGTGATTGAGCCAAGCCAAGACGTATCATCTGGCAACCAACCAGAGTCTACATTGTGTGAATAAGCTCTCATTCTATGGCTATGAGCTGGTATTTGGGTAACGTCGAGCGTGTTAGTTTTTGCCCCGCCAACTTGTCCAAGAGTCGCAAACTCAGTATCGCTAGATTTACCAACGATTACTCTACCTCGAGCGTCGGGAATATTGAAAGTCGTTGTCCCGTTTCCTACTCCGTAAGTAGTGCCTATCTTAGCAAATAAAGCCGAGTAGGTTGTCCTTGATATGGCTGAGCCATCACACAATAAAAACCCTGTTGGTGCGGTTGCCCCAGCATAGGGGAAAATCGCCCCGACTAAGGTCGCAAAAAATTCATTGTACGTCGTTAAATTTACTTTGTTACCCAAAGCGGTTGATAAATCAGTCTGGTCGCCAAGAGTTCCAGTGATTGCCCCCCAAATACTACCCCCGCCACCAATCGAGCCATCACTAATTTTTTTTAAAATCAGTGCGACTTTTTCCTCGAGTTGTTTAAATCTTTGTACAAAATCCATTGTTATTTATAAAATTCTAACTCAACATTTTGGTCAGAGCCAAAGTTTATTTTCTTTTGTTTAATTCTTTTGGCTAAGATTACGTCAAAATTATCTAGTTTAACGGTAACAGTATCGCCCGTCCCGTAGGTCTTGCTCGATGGTGAGGGTAGTGAATTTTGAACCGTACAGGAAAAAATATCGACAGGTAATTTATTAGTCTCGATTTCTTTTTGTATTCTATCGTCGACGGTATCCTGTTCAGTCAAACTTATGTCCTCAATAATTTCGGTTTGAGTAAACCAATCGTTTTGATAAATTACCCCAGCGTCATAATTCCCCAAAACCTGAACACCGTCAACATTTCCGCCGTAAAGTTTCCCCTTATTTATCACTGACCCAAAGAGAGGAATATCGAGTTTGTAGGTATTAGTATTCGATAGTCTGAAAATTGCGTTTGGTAAAACTGAGCCGATTGATGGGGCAACGGTTAAAACTTTCTGAGGTGAAATTTTAAAATCAAATCCATCAATTAAATTGTCTCCCGATAGTGCTGGCAAAATTTTAGCCACTGACTCGTCAGTATAAGGTCGAGTCCTGATTTTTGATGGTGTGATAGTCCCCTGAGTGATTGCGATTTCGTTTAGGTCATTGATGACGTCCCAAGCGATGAGACCGCCGTCAATATCGGTGAAAGTCCCAGTATAAAAAACATTTTCAAAATAAGCCAGCCACGATTTAAAATCAATCGTCAGAGTGTCCGAATTACCCTGATTTTGAATTGACGCCTGAGTAATAAACCCGCCAAAAATTAAAACATCGTCCTCGTAAAAATAAGCCAGTTTAACACCACCTTTGAAAAATGTAAGTATATCTATCCCCTGAGCTGTCAATGATTTCTCTAAATAGGCATAGCTAATATTTACCTGAGCCGTACAAATTGCGTTATGGACGAGAGTAACACTACCGCTCTCGTAAGGTAAAACCCATTTTAAAGAGCCGTCTCGATTTGTAATTTCGATTTTATATTGAAACATAATGGTATTGGTACTCTGCTGTTACGATACCAGTGTCGGCAACGTCGCCAGTAGAAAGAATAAAGCTATTTTGTCCGCAAGGTAAGATTAAAAAATCTCCCCCAAGTTCTGACATTTTATTATTGCCAGCATTGTCTAAAACAGACTCGTTGTAAATATCAATAATACGGCTTGCCCCTGAGTTGATGGTAGCGTTTACTGTCATAGATTTTTGATTGATGACATCGACCAAAGTCGGAGTTGTCAATTTTCCTGAGAAAGTAAATTTAGGGAAAGCCCAAACATTACCACCGACAAAAAAGTCGGTTGTAACTGCTGAACCTGACGACATATTGAGAGGGAGAGCAAAAGGAATGGCGAAAGTGCCACCTTTTCCAATCGTGATGATTTGTTGATATTTTTGTTGACTGACAAAAAAAGGATATTCGGCTTGACAATTATATTGAATGGCACTCGACATAATATCGTTTGAACTCAAATCGTTGCTGTTGCCCGTTATCATAGCGTCGAGAGTTAGTATCGAGCCATTGTCGAGAGTTACAACGATAGCGATTTTATCAGAGTCGGCGTAGTAGCTTGGAGTCAAATATTTTTCCAATAAAAGACGTTTGTCGGCGTGGTCGGCTGGGTCTCTGCCGTTAATAAAAACAGTAAAACTAAAAGTTTTCCCACCAAATCGAGATTTACCCAAGACGACACCGTGCCTCTGTAAAATATCAGAGACAGAGTATTTCTTAGTGAAAGGATTTGAGAGACCTTGGACGATGTAACCAAAACCGTCGGCGTCTTGGACTAGGTCGAGACCATTGATATTGAATTTCATTAGTAAGAGTAATTTAATTTATAATTTAATTTTGACATCATAGTATCCCAATCCATAGGGTTATTTATGATTGCCTCAATTTTAATTTCGTTTGATTTACTGCTTTGTTGATTGACAATATTACTAGGTACTGGGGTTCTACCTCTCAACATATCTTTTGATAAAACGAACTCGTCTTGATGGACAACAGCGAGACCAGTCTTTTTGACCCAGCCCCCTTTTTCGTACCAGTCGACATTCATTGTAGGATAATTGATTTCGTGTCCCGCTACTGTTGTCGAACCTGAGCCGAGAGAAAGGTGAGGAAATTTAATCTCTTTGAGAGCGTTGACAATTCCTGACGCCATATCTTTGAATTTTTGTAGAATTTTTCCAGCGACGTCGGTTATCTTTGACCAAATAGCGTCCATCTGATTACCGAGCCAATCGAAAGCCTCTTTAATTGGAGTCATTACGGCAGTCTTGACCCCGTTAAATGCCTCTGTAAATTTAGCCCAAATCTTCGTTAAAACATCAACTATGAAAGTCCAAGCGGTAGTCAAAGCCCCTGAAATTGCCTCATAAATTACTTGGAAAATACTAACTAAGAAAGTCCAAATTGTCGTAAAAGTAGTAACAAAAAAGTTGTAGACGTTGGTAAATATCATCACTATAAAATTCCAAACCTCAGTAAATACAGTAACTATCCCGTTCCAAACGGTAACAAAAAATAATGATATTGCGTTCCAAATCAAAGTTAATTTTTCATTGATTACTTGTAAAACTGCCATCAATTTGACTCCGACAGTGTCCCAAAGTTTTTGTAAAATGCCAGCGATAAATTCGTAGATAGTCCAAAAGACAATCTGTATCCCAGCCCAAATCATTTCACCGATGAATTTTATTACTGTCCAAATCCCATTAAAAACATAAGAGACGACTG